GGAGGCAGGACTCGAACCTGCCCACCGGGAGCCAAAGTCCCGTGTCCTACCAGCTAGACTACTCCCGTGCGGCTGGCGGCTATGACGCCGCCTCTTTCGGCTGATTATCCGGGTGCATTGGATGCGTGCACCCGCTGGAGCTCGCGTATCTGCATGGGCTATTTATGCAGGAATCATACTGCCGGCCCACGCAGTGTTTTTCTATAAACTCCTGGAGTTTCTGCCATCGATTCACGACTTCCCCTCCTGACCTAAAATCTAGAATTGCAGTTCTCGCAGTATAGAAACCACTTCTTCTAGTATTTCCGGTTCCGCTTTACCTTCGATGTATAGCTCTATCTTTGGTCGGATTAATTCGAGTTTCTCGGCCTCTTCCGGTCTTAGCAGAACACATCCCGTCCGTTCGCACCAGTCCTGGACAATGTCTAAATCAAGCTCCCACATTTTCATCACCTGCCGCCGCTTTGACATTTTCTTTTGTGTGTGCCTTTTGCAACCGGCTTATCAGGTCGCTGGCCTGTTCCTTTGTCAATTCAGTGGAGCTTTCCACGCCGTAGAGTTCTTTCAATCGTGCCCTGTATTCATCGTCCGAGATTTTCTTCTCATTCAGCAGTTTGTGTATGAATTTGATCTGATTCTGGCTGGCCTTTTCTTCAACGGGTGTGCCTTCGATATCATCCTCAAGGTCTTGTGTAAAGATTTCCGATAGAGCCGCTACGGTCAAGGTGGCGTCTATCAGTGCTCTCTTTTTCGCCATCTTTAGCACTGTATTGGCGATGCTATACGGGTCTTGCTTTACGTATTTCTTTTCCCTCGTGTTTGCATGACCGACGCCTTCTGTGACTTTATGGCCGTTTTTGGATAAGACGCACTTAACCGTGAAGGCGAAGAAACCTTTTTCGTAGTCCTGCACCCGCTCGATTTCCTCAAATTCGCTGGTTAGTCCGAACAACATCAGGATTTTCTCGGCACCGGGTTTGAGAAGGGTTGGCTTATCCCCGGTGCCGGGGATGATTCCGTAGTCATGATTAGGCTTGAGGGTTTTCTGGACAATTGCCTGAAACTGGGCTATCTTTTGCATTGTGTATTGAACAGACTGCAAGTTTACGCTGTCTATCATTGAAATCGGGGTTATCTCGGTTTTTTCCATCGCCATCATTGTCTTTTTTCCTCCTTTGTGGTATACTGGAATTGAGGATTTGTCTAAATGGCCCTTTCCATGAGGGCCTTTTCTTTTTTCACGTAGCCTCGTTCGAGGCATTTTTTGTTGTGCTTTTGGATCTCTTCCGATATGTCTGTCCAGTAATTCAGAGCGATTTTGAGTGTTTCTATATTGTGTTCGACGTCTAAGAATTCATGAAGGCATTTTATAAATTCTCGCCATTCCTGCTCTGTAAAATCGGAGCGGGAATTTTTATTTACCGTTAGTTCTAGCATCCTTTGTAACTCAGCTTGAGCTTCGGACATTTCACATATGAGTTTCATCATGATATTCTGCGGATCTAATTTAACGTTGTTTAAAACCACATAGCTGTATGCCTGACCGATTGCGCAGCATTCTTTACAATATATCTGCGTCATCCAGGGCTTTTTATAAACTCTGCTCATTGCTAAAACTACGTCCGGCCCTGGAGTTGATTCGCCTCGCTCGTATTTAATTAACGTCCTAGGGGCAATATGAATTTGTGCAGCTGCTTCTTCTATGCTAAGGCCCGCCTCTTTTCTTGCCTCAGCATACATGTTTTATCCCTCCTTCCTGCACAATCGTTCATTGTATCTACACGGCTTTTGTTATATTCTTGTAATAGAAATTCAAATACGATTTTGTGTGTTGCCAAAAACTGTCGGACTTCTTTCGCTTTGCAAATGTGAGAGAAGAGCCTCATCCTATTTCCCTCCTTCTTTCCCCTCCACCCCTGGCGCTTGGGCCCGGTGCCTGGGGATTTATTCCTCCCCATATAGGCTCGCATACTCCTTACACACTCGTGCCAGTTCGTGTTTGAGTTCTTCATAGCGTTGTTTCGCTTGCTCAGCTGCTTTAATGACCCTTTCTATTTCAGCCAATTCATACATGATTGTCTGCATCTTCGTAAGGATGCGGTCCAAATCTTTTTGCTCTTTCAGTTCCAGAGCTATGATTCTCATCTTTAACTCCTCCTTTTTAAAATGGTGGTTCCTCTTCCGGAAAGAACTTATCTTTGATGGCCCAAATAATGTCTCTAAAAAACGATTTAATTCTGTAAGCTGCTTTCACTAAGATAGGTTTTTTTGACCACTCGTACATTTCGCCCTCGACCATCATTCGGTGGAGCTCAAGTTCCCATTCAATTTCCTCTTCTTCCGTCATACTCTACACCCCTCCCCCATGAGCCATTTTTCCAGCGCCGCCCTCGGGATAAGGATTTTACCCTTCCCCTTCTTGCCCCGGGCGTATATCCTGCGGTGCGGTATTTCGTTCCGGTAGACCATCCAGTATACGGAGCTTTCGGATATGCCCAGAGCCTCGGCGGCTTCCTTGACGGTATAGGCGAGTTCGGCCATTATGAGCACTCCCTTTCTCTCTTTTCTTTTAGCAACCGCCCTATATAGTCCACTCCCTTCGGTGTTACATACGTCTGGGCTTTGTTTATGACCACATTGCCCATTGCGATTGGTTTTTCGATGACCTCGAAATATCCGCGGTCGATAAATTCCTGATACGGTACGTTGTTGCTCATGAGGATTTTCTCGTTCCGGAGCAGTTCAAATAATTTATTGCGACCTATTCCTAGAGCTTTTGCGACTACTCCCACTGGCTGACTGTTTTTGGCTGAGAGAAACATATCGTGCATTTCTGCTTTCGGGCGGAGTTTTTCGTTTTCTTCGGCAAGGTCTGCGGCGAGCCGAAGGGCTTCGGCGTATGTCTGGGGTATTTTGTAGGGCATTCTGCGGTTGAGTTCCTGTTCCATCCGGTTGAATTCGTTGATGTATGCTATTTTGAACCTCATGGCTTTTTCGCCGGTCCAGCCCATAGTGAGAAGTGTGAAGCCGTCTTTGGTGAGTAGATACTCCGGCCTTGTTTCGCCTTTAGCGTCTATATAGGTTGATTCGATGAAGTAATTTTCAACGGGTCCAAGATTGGACTGGTTAAATTGCTCGATGATATTTCGAATATCTCTCATGACGTGCTTATGTTCTTTGTCAAAGTTTTGGGCTACTATCCGGCTTGATACTACGATTTTTGTTCCTTCTTGCCTGATGCCGAGATGGACTATTTCGCCCATATTCTTCACCCCCTTCATGCGGTTTTTTCTTTAGTTTTGCGAACTGCAAAAGTTTTAGGTATAAAATATTCGTTTTTGTCAATCCCCAGGATTTTAGCGATTTTTTCAGCTATCTCCGACGGTATTTTTCTTTCGCCGTTTTCATAGAGGTTGTATGCAGCTACAGAAACCCCAAGCATTTCGGCCATTTCCGCCTGAGTTATATTTTTTGCCTTCCTAACTTCTGCTAGAGTCATTTTCGTCACCTCCTATTTTGCAATCCGCAAAACCTACTTTAATTATACTTTGACATTCTGCAAAAGTCAATACCCTTTTTGCGATTCGCAAAAAATATTTTTTATAGATTGTAAAAGTGGTATACTATATATTGTCAGTCTGCAAAAGGTGTGATAATTATGAAATTTGGGCAGAGGTTGAGGTTTTTAAGGGAAAATAGAAAACTGTCACAATTAGAGCTGAGTAAAATACTCAATATATCAAATTCAACACTTTCCCTATACGAGTCAAATAAAAGATTTCCAGAACCCGAAACATTAAAGAAAATTGCCGAATTCTTTGATGTTTCAATAGACTATCTTCTTGGCCGCACCGACTTGCCCAACGCATACATCCCCGAAGAATATAAGCAAAAATACAAAATTTCAAAGCGAGATATAAGGCAGTATGAAGAGGCTATGCAGAGAATAGGCGAATTCTTTATGGATAATCAAGTGGCTGAAGAAGATAAGGAAAAAATGTTTCGAGATCTTTCGGATATGTTCTGGAAAGCGAAAGAAATCAATAAGCAAAAATACGGAAGGAAAAAGAAAAAGGCCTAGAAGGGGGTGCCGTTATGATAAATATCCATGCACGAGTTAAACATTTGGTGCAAAAATACGGCACCCGAAATCCAGAAAAGCTCGCAAAAGAACTCGGCATATACGTGATAAAAACAGAATATTCGCAACGCACGAAAGGGTATTTTGTTTGTATGCTTAGAAATAGATTCATTACGGTAAATTCTTCTCTAGATTGGCTTTCACAAAGAATTGTATTAGCGCATGAATTAGGACATGCACTCTTGCATTACAACCAAGATATCCGTTTTATTAAAGAGTATACCTTGTTCCCTATAGGTAAATATGAAATCGAAGCTAATAAATTTGCAGCAGAATTGCTAATAGACGAAGCAGAAATATGCAAGGATTGGACAATCGCAGAAATAAGCACCTACCTAGGTGTCCCTAAAAAATTAGTAGAGTATAAGCTTTATAATAGGCTGGCCGCTATACATAAGAATTTCAAATAAGAGGGAGGGAAATAATGAAAAAAGCCTTTTTGGTCTTTCTATTGATAATGGGCCTAGTTATAACTGGATGCGGCGAGACCACTACTCCCGAAAAAGTGGATACCTCGCAACCTGCCACCGAAAACCAGCAAAAGACAGAACCTCAGTATTTCAAGGTCGGCGATAAAGTTAAAATGGGAGAGCTAGCGATAACAGTTAATGGTGTGAGGCAAAGTAAGGGAACAGATTTCGAAAAACCAAAAGACGGGCATGTATTTGTTATTGTTGACGCTACCATCGAGAATCTGGGCAAAGAGCCAGCCGGTATAAGCTCAATGCTAATGTTCAAAATGGCAGATGCCGAAGGCTACAATTACGGTACTGCTTTATTTACTGGGGTGAAAGGACAACTAGATGGTGAAGTGGGCCCAGGCAGGAAAATGCGTGGCGAAGTAGCTTTTGAAGTCCCGAAGGATGCAAAAGGACTGGAATTCATCTTCGAGCCAAACCTTCTTGGCTTCGGACAGGCAATTTTCAAGCTGGAATAATCTCTTTTGCGGCCAGCCTTTATGTAGCGGGCAACCGCTTTTTCTTTTCTATCTTTTACCAAACATACTTTCGGAGGTGATACAATGAAAGGCCACATTGAACAAGTAGGGAAAGGCAAATATCGTGTAGTTATAGAGTGCGGCAGGGATCCGGCTACAGGAAAAAGAAAAAGGATAGTGCGCCGGGTGGAAGGCCGGAAAGCCGACGCCGAAGCAGTACTGGAACAGCTAAAAGCCGAATTGAGACAGGGGACCTACGTTGAACCATCCAAGATGACAGTAGCTGAATGGCTTTATACATGGCTGCATGAATATAAGAAACTGGAACTGCGACCATCTACCTGGGACAGCTACGAAGTCATCATCCGCAACCATCTGGTGCCCGCTATTGGTGCCATACCATTGCAAGACCTTCGAACCGAGCATTTGCAAAAGTTATACAATGACAAAATTAAAGCTGGTTATTCAGCCCAAACTGTACACCATATCCACAAGGTTATCCACAGTGCATTAGATAAGGCCGTTGAAACCCGAAAAATCACTCATAACGTTAGTGAAGCAGTAACATTACCGCAGTTAAAGCGAAAAGAAATACAGACTTTAACACCTGAAGAGCAAGAAAGATTCTTGAAAGTAATATCGGAACACAGACTTGGACCTGCATTTCTGACGTTGCTCGGTACCGGAATGAGAAGGGGCGAATTGCTTGCTTTGCAGTGGCAGGACGTAGACTTGAAGAAAGGCATAATCCATATTAGGCGTGGTCTGACGTATGTCCGTGGGCAGTTTGTATTTCAAGAACCCAAAACCGAAAAATCGAAGCGCATTATACCGCTTCCAAACACCGTTATAGAGGCTTTGCTCGATCACCAATATAAAATGATTGCCGAAGGGAATTTCGGGCCTAATAAACCGGTTTTTTGCACTCAGACGGGCAATTATTACCTGCCCCGAAACTTCAATAGAGCTTTCTATCGAATATGCAAAAAGGCTGGAATAAACAAAAACCTGCACGCCCTAAGGCACACCTTTGCCACAAGGTTATTGGAGCAAGGCGAAAACCTCAAGGTCGTGCAGGAAATACTCGA